ATCTGTTTCGGGATCATGCGGTCTCATGGTGCGGTATTCCGGATTCTCCATACGCCATACGGAATTCGGAATTCGGAAATCCAGAATCGGAAATCGGGGTACAGGGAAATCTCCATGCCATGAAAGATTACCCTTGACGAGGTGGATCATGGTGCGGTAGGTTGGGTTCTTATGAAACCCCGAGTTCTTGTGGCGTGTGAGTACAGTGGCCGGGTTCGCGATGAGTTCGCGGCCCGAGGCTGGGATGCGTGGAGCTGCGACTTTGAACCCAGCGATACAGTGGGCCAGCACTACCGTGGAGATGTTCGGGATCTCCTCAATCAGCACTGGGACATGATGATCGCGTTTCCGCCCTGCACCTACCTCTGTGGAAGCGGCATGCACTGGACGACTCGTGGTCTCCGCGACCCCAAGCTGACCGATGAAGCACTCGCATTCGTTCATCTGTTACTAAATAGCGGTATCCCCCGTATAGCAATAGAGAACCCAGTCGGTGCTATCAACACACGCATTTGCAAACCGTCCCAAATGATACAGCCGTGGCAGTTTGGTGATAACGCGAGCAAGCGCACCTGTCTGTGGCTCAAGAACCTTCCACCGCTGGTTCCCACAGACATCCTTCCGCTACCCGCTTCGGGGAGGTGGGCCAATCAAACCCCCAGCGGGCAGAACAAACTCGGTCCTAGTCCCACCCGCTGGAAGGAGCGATCCAAGACCTATCCCGGCATCGCCCGCGCTATGGCCGCTCAATGGGGTTCCGCTCCCCACACACCATCCAGCAATCAAACGCGATCCTAGACCCCTTCCCGCTCCAGCAATCCACATCCTCCATCCTCCATCCAACCCGATACTTCGCAATCAGTGGAGGGTTATTGAAAAACCGCAGCCGCAGCGGGGGGCGTCAGTCCCCCAGAGCGTCGCGGCGTTTGCGGTTTTTAACTCCCTTATTAGAGGGAGTGTAAGTCTCCCTCTAAGGGAGAGTAGCAGGGGGGATGCTAACTTTGTGGGGTGGGATGCAAAATCAACATTCCTTTACATTGACGCGGAAGCCTACACGATGCATTCTGTTCTTGCTATGAGTTATCTCGACAATGGTTCCACGCTTCGGTCGATGTTCCGACTGATGCCCCCGCAACGCCACGATGCCGACCCGGACAAGTCCGAGGTACTGGCCTACATCCGAAAGAATCTTGCCTGTGAGTTGGGTCGGGCGATCCGGGCTTTCAATTCCATGAGGAACAAGAAGTCCCAGGTCATAGTTTATGACATGGTTCATAGGCAGTGGCGTGGTTGTGACTGGGTTCCGCCGGAGGATGAGGATCGGGTGTCGTTGCTCTTGAGGATGGTCAATGACCTGAAGCGTGATGTTGCGTATCTGAAGACCTCGGTGAAGAAGCATGAACGACTCATTGGCCAACTCGAAAGGAAGCGTTCGAGCAAGCGCGGTGGGGATGAGGAGCCTGAGCCAGAGCCTGAACCCGCCATTGATCCCGAGGTCATGGAGGCAGAGAAAAGGGCCTCCGAATGCCGCAAGGCTATGCAGAAGGCCCGTGAAACGATTGAGGATGATGAATGGTTTAAGGCTATGCGCGACGCCTTGGCTGAGGGCGATAAGGCTTCTCCTTCTTCAGCTCCGCTCCCGTGAACGCTAGGGGGTTGCACTCCTCCCACTGGATGCCGGTGGCTGAGTGTTGAAGATTGAGAATGGGAGACGGGAGTCCAATCCTCCCTCCCCGCTTGCAGAAGGCTAGCTGGAAGCGCCGAGGCTTTGATTGGCCTACCTCATGGAGAACGGCTATCTCACGCGCCCAGTTGGCGAGTTCGGAGGAGCCGAAGCCTGAGTGGGCCAGTTCCATTGTGGTGAGTGGTTCGCCGCCATCCTTGCGTTGGGGCTTTGCTACATGGTGCATCCAGACCCAAGCGACCTTGGTCTCGTGGAGGATGGGTTGGAGTTTGTTGCGAAGGAATATCGACACCTCGGACTGATCGCTGAGGTCACCTCCGAAGTAACTGAAGAGTGGATCGGCCACGATGAGATCGAGCTTGGAGCGGTGGATGAAGCGGCGGGCGTAGGCGAGGAACTGGTCACCGGTACGAACGGTCTCGGTCCTGAACTCCAGATTTTTCTGAAGCTGGTTCATCTGATCGAGACTGAATCTCTTATGCACCACCCCGCGGAATGCTTCGGCGAGGTCACCTTTGTCGTTCTCGGCCTGGATGACCCCAATCTTCAATGGCTTCACCGGCTTTATCCCGAAGAAGTCGAGGCCGAGGCACCAGCGGATGACGATCTGCATCATCAGGCTGGACTTCCCGATCCCGGTACCACCGCTGACGATCATGGAGGAGCCGCGGGTGATCCATCGATTGCCGATCAGGTTATCCGGATCGTTGTCCGGATCGAAGTCCATGAGGTCTTTGACCGTGACGATGGTGGACTGATCCTCATCGGTCTCGCGGGCGGTAAGCCAATCCTCCCATGAGTTTGCGCCTAGGTTAGTGGCCAACAACTTCTGCTGCGATTCGCCCCTCCATGCTCCGGGGAGCCGTGAGAACCGTGATGGGTTCTTGTTCTTCGGATCGATGCCGGGGATGGAGGAATAGATGAGATCCCGGCGAGCATCCCATTCCTTGCGGGATGGAGCGTCCACCCGGACCCAGCCGTGGATGCTCTTGCCCCCGGAGTCGATGAGAACGCTGATGGGCAGACCGGAGTCGCGGAGGAGCTTCTCCTGCTCGGCCTTGGGTTTGTCATCGAACTCTACCAGGACATGGCGGTACGCGCTGACATCGTTGTCTGAGCCGCTGTAGAGGTTGGGCTTGAACGGGTTGATGCGGACGTAGACTCCTTCGGCTCGGTCGGGTCGGAACAGGATGGAGTCGGGGGAATCGAATCGCTTAATCCAATCCTCGACCGGCAGGAACGATCCAGAGGTCATTGGCTTACCGTCCTCGACCTGCTCGCAGATGCACACCACCTCGGTGGCGGCGAATGCGGATGAGAGGAACTTCTGGAACTCGGAAGCACCAGGTACGGATGTGGGAGTAGGCCGCTTGAAGGTCACACGCGAGAGGTCCATGCCCGCGCTGGTGCTTTGGATCAAGTGGCCCGCTGGTTTGTCGTGGCTCCGGGAGGATGCTTCACGGAGTTTGTGGGCCAGATCCTTGTCGGACCATGGTGGCTGGCAGGATAGGTTCCATTCGGACAACAGGGTCATTGCGTCCCCGTAGCCTAGCTGGAAGCCGTGTACAAGGCCCACGGCGGCGGTGTAGGTGGTTGAATGGCCGTTCTGTCCTGAGACGGCTGGCGGTACTTTGGCAAGCCAAAGAGCCGCTCGTTCGAGCGTTGTCATGTCGTTGATTCGTTGCTGAGTTGGACTGCGGAGGCTATGGCCTGCTTGTTATTACGAACTTGGAGTGGAATTCAGATTCGAGGCGAACGTATATATTGTCGCCCCGGCGATATATGACTACTGGAGTTCGGAGTTCGGCCAAACGGTACTGAGCGCATCCGATGAGTTCGACGATGATTGCTGGGTTGGTTCGGTTGACGAACCAAGTTCTTGCATCTTCCATTTACGTTGTTCCTTTATTGGGTAAGCGATCCATCCGTTGGCAACTCCCCACGATATGATCCGTGGCGCATCTTCGATGAGCTTACGATTCTCCTCGGTGAGTATGGTTCGTTCTTCTTCGGTGATCTTGGACGGCTTCTTGTTGTTTTCCAACCGTGCTTCGTACCAAGGCTGCTCGTGTCGTGGAGTCTTCATGGGTGCGATAGTTTGGCCAACATACAGTTGCAATAGTTGCCTTTGGTTGCGGCGTTACACTTTGGGTGATGCACCGGATTGGAAACGATATGTGCTGTCAGATCCTTTGTGATGGTGACGAGTTCCAGGATTCGAGCTGACGCTTCGGCGCATAGAGCGTTGGCTGCTCCATCGACGGAGCAGATCTCGGTGGAGAGGATGTTGAGTGCGTTTACGATGTCGTGTGTTGAGGACTTGTGCATGGATCAGATTTGTTTGTGGATGATGATTCCGTTGCCCTTTGAATCGGTGAGTTCGACTGACCGAACGTCTTCCAGCTTGGCCAGTGTCTTCAGCATTTCGATGGGGTCATGGGCTTGTGCTACGCAGGTGAGGTGGATGTCTCCATCTCCGTGGATGACCTTGAGGTTGTCTTTGGTTCGATCCCTTAAAACGCGGATGGTCCGCCCCTCGGAGAGACGGACCACCTTGATCGATTCCACTAATGGAAACGAATGTCTGGTCATATTAACTTGTTGCAGTGCGGACAGGTTTTGATTTTACGGAATTCGATTGGCTGAATCCCGGCCCACGCACAGAGATCGTGGTAACTTCGCAGCCCGAAGTTCTTGTACTTGAACGGTCGAACGTCCCCGGACTTGATCATTGTGATGAGTGTCACGGGGTTGTTGACCTTAAGCTGAGTCATCAGCTTGGTATTGCGAACGCTGAGTCCGTTGGTCCACAGGTTCTTGGATTCCTCCTGCCTATTGTGAGCTTTGAGGACCTGATGAACACGTTGCTTGGACATCTTGAGGGTGTCCCCGATGACTTGGTAGGTGAGACCTTGCTTACGGAGTTCGGTGACCTTCTCGATTGATTCTGTTAGTTTCACTTTTGGTTTACGTTTCTTCTTCGTGGGTGCTGTGACTACCGGAGCGGGAGTTGGATTGCTCGGTATCGTTTGTTCGCTTTGTGGCACTGCACGCACAGACCGGTCTGAACTGTGCAGCCGCAGCCCAAGCAAGCGGCTAACTCGTGACATAACTGTTTCCATCGTTGTAGTTCCTCTATCGTTTCTTTGTTTTGGTTTTGGTTTTGCTGTTCTTGCGAATGTACCATACGCATGAAATTGAGATCTTATATTTGGCCGACAATTCACGGAGCGTGTAGGTGTGATGCTCCTTGAGGATGGCGGTCTTGATCTCGTCCGGGATCGCCAGCCACCGCCTCTCGATCCGAGGGCTCGGATCTTTGAACGGCTTGACGACGCCCACCATCCGCTCCATTGCCTCCTTGGTCAATCCGAATCTTGCCAGTGTACTCATTTTTCAGTTGGTTGATTTCACGCTCCAGGTTTCGAGCGAAGTCGGGCCAGAGCGCGAGGCGATCTTTGAGCCAGAACTCGACGTATGCATCGGTGCGCGGGGTATCGCTCATGGTTTTAGGTCCCTGCATTGTTTGATCGCATCGTCTATGGCCTTACGCATCATCGGCCACTCCTCGGGGTTGATGCTGATCTTACCATGACCATCAGCGGATTGGCTTACCTCGACGTATTCGCCGCCCCCTTCATCGACGATTTCAATGTCAGTGCATTCCATGGAAAGCATATGGTCGTCGGTGGGTGACAGCACCCATTTGATCGGTCGTAGTTTCATCGTCCCTCCAACCATTTCTTGAGGTCTTGCAGTTCTGCCTCCTTGAGTTCCAGTTCCTTGATCCGCTTGTTGGCTCCGGCCAGTTGCCGCTCCAGTTGTCTTGCGAAACCGATCTTCACAAACTGAGTAAATCCCGCCGTGATGTAGGTCTGTCGGTCTGTGCGCGGGGTTTTACTGACGACCATTTTGTTGGCGTTAACAATATGGTTCACGGCTTGGCCTCCTTTAGCTTTCCGGTTTTTTGATCAACAACACCAAGGGCGATGGCGTTGAAGAGGTGGACGAATCCGCATTGAGCGCAGATAACTTGAACAAACGGAATGTGTCCTGCGCCCTGAATCAGTGCTGCCGGTATTC